TCGGCAAATTCTCTGTAGTCCTCTTCATTTCTGAAACGAATCTTGATCATCTTATGTGCTTCAGCCTGTGGTTGGTTGAAATCTGGCATATCATCCCAGTCATAAGGTGTTGTTTCTTCTTCACTACCATCTAACACAAATAAACTTTGTGGTTCATAGTTGATAGCTTTATTTAAATCTTTATTCGACATTTAATTCCTCCTGCTCGTCCAATGTATTAGCTGATTTTAATTTTACTAAATGCATTCCATAGTTATTAGTACCTTTAGGAATATTTAGCCCTGGTTTTTTAGTGGGTTTAGTATTTTGAAAAACCGTATAATCAATATGATGATGCCAACGGCCCCACTTTTGTGTAATCTTTACTTCGTCTGGATGTTGAGCATGTAAAGATTCTGCAAACTCTCGTCTATGGTCAAAGTCGTCACCACCCACTCGGTCATGTTTAGTACCTGCTTGGTCTATACCATAAACCTCTTTAGTGTTACCACCTTTCATTGTTAATGTTGCGACTTTACCACATAACATTGCATTAAACAAGTATGTGTGATATCCACCTTTCATGACTCTCAATGACAGATCTGTATCCTCATTGAACTTACCACGCCAGTAGAGTTCTCCACTTTCATATACATCATTAGATAAAAGAATACATGAGTAAACTCTGGTATTGTGATAGTAAGGTGGTCGTTTGGTAAAGGCAGGACAGAAGAAAGCATAGTTCATACCAGACATTTTAACATCAGTATACCTATCAGTAAAGTCTTCGCATACTCTGAAACATGCTGGTGTGGTCATTTTGGTCTTTCTATTATTATGTAATCTATAGAAGTTGTGGATATTATCATCCATAATCCAATGACGTTTGTGGCCTTCATTAATAGAATGTTCCCACACCCAGTTACGAACTGGAATAGAACCACCCATCAAACCAGTAACATCACATTTTCTAGCCCATCGTGGGTTTTCTCTGAATCCTTCAGGTAGTACCAATAGTCTGTTAGGGTTAATTACTGCAGCGTAATCATCATATTCTGATTCTTCAATAACAACCCGATACATTGCTCCCATTTCGTCCAGTGACTTAACTGTCAGTCTTGAATCTGCACGACCTTTAGAAATTATGTAAATAGGATATCTTGATTGCATCTTAAGCCCCTGTAATAATACCTTGTTTCTGTGGCACTACAATACCTGAATTCATAGAGTTAATCTGTTGTACCAATTCTGCTTGTGGTTCTACAATAAACATTACAAACCTATTGGGAATAGTAACACCCTTGGCCGCTTCTGTATAAGCCATAAATGGCATGAATCCGATTTTACCTTCACCCGCTGGGATAAGGCTATAACCATCAGTAATTGTAGTATGGCCTTGTTCACCTTCTACTTGTTCAATGTTACCGATAATTTCTTCACCGGATGATAATCTAACTAATTGCATTTTTTTCTCCTGTTAATGTGTATATTATATCATATTTAGTCATCAAAGTAAAGGGTTTATCCAAAAAAATCTTCCAATGATGATTGTTCTTCTGACGACCAACCGATTGATTTGAGTATCGGTTCGATTGGCGCCAAAAAGGTTTTCTCAAATTGTAATTCATAGTCTATGTATTTAGCGAGTGCGAATTCTTCAGGCAAATACTGAGTAAAACCAATTACATTTTCTTTAAGGCTGTTTGGAATCTTTAAGTAGATAAATTTAATCTTTTCTCCGTTCTTAATAGCCTCATACTTTTTATTTAGACTATAATTATCCAGTAGGTGATTATGTAACAGAGCGGCACGAACATGGATTGGAGTACCTTTACGGTATATAGTTCCCGCATCTCGGTAGTCTGTTACATTGGAAACTCCACGTGGGAATGCGACTTTATCTGCATCCAGCGATGTGAAGTATCTTTTAAATTGTTTAATAGCCAGTTGAGTCTTTACTTCGTCACCTGTCATAATTACTTTAAAGATTTCTTTAAGTGCGTCTCGGCATGGTTCTGGTGTGGATGATTTAATAGCCTCAATACCCATGATTTTGAGTTTAGGTTCAGCATAACGAACACCCTCGTTATCATGCACATTTAGGATATATCTTTTCTTTGCAGTCCAGATGCCACGATCAGCGATTACTTCTCGTTTCATAACCATTCGGTTCTCAATACCGCCCATCATATCATATAGAACATCATATGCTTTAGCCAGTTCTGGTTCTAGTCTATCTTCCGCAACCTTGTCTAGGAAATCAATCTTATTGACTGGGTTAACACGTTTTACCAATTCATCTAGGCTAACATACAACGAGTCTGTGTCGATAGCAATGACGTAATCTTTTCCTTTGGTTGACAGCACTTTATTAAGATACTTATTGATTGCGACTTCGGCCCATCGAATAGTAAGCTGTCCGGACAATGTAATGGCCTCTGCAATTCTTTGATCGAAGAACCTGAAGTACTTGTTGCCCATAGCACCATAAAGAGAATTAAGGAGAATTTTAATAGCCATTTGCCTGTTCTCTGCGATATTAATTCGTCTCTCAATTTCATATAGTTTCTGTTTATCATTTTTATCTACCTTTTGTAACTCTCGTTGTGCCGAGAGCATTTCTTTCTTAATTTCAACACGTTCGCTGTACATACCATCTACAAGAGTAGGCATAAAGCCTTTCTTATCGGTTCTGAACATCTGGCCGTTACCACCTATTGCCCTACCTGGATTTTTAAATGTATATCCATCGAGCAGTTTTTCTATATCCAAATTCATGACTTCGCCGTTAGATATAGTTTCTGTTGACATATTGTATTGCATGATCAGAGATGGATATAGAGAGTTAAGGTCAAACGAAACTACGTTCTCGTGTAGACCAACCACTGGGTCTTTTACATAACCACCTGGATAATTTGTCTTTACTTTGTTTTCATAGAAAGGCATACAGATTTTTTGGTCATGCAAGTATCTATGGATAATTGATTCCCATATCGAAGTTACTCCGAATGTGTCATTATAGTTCACGCCACCCTGATATGCCATTGTAAGACAGAGAGTAATAAGACCCATCTTGTCTTCTAACCGATCAACCAACTCTACGTCTTTGATATTATAATCAATGAATTTCTGATGGTCGAATTTGTATAATGTATGGAGTGAGCCGTGTTCCTCGTATGATAATTTCTTTTCGCCGAGAACTACGTTGGCAATATGATCCAGTCTGTAAGATTCTTGGGTACCATAAGAATAGCCGAACTTTTGAAAGAGTTCTAGGTAATCAATAGTGGAAATACCTTTTAAGTCATATGTGCACTGTTCACGGCCCATCATCTTCACATCATATCGGTCAACAAGACCCCATGGTGAAAATCTTTTAGCCATGTCATCGCCAAGGATTTTTATTGTACGGTTAACTAGGTATGGGACATCAAAGAATCTGATATTCCAGCCAGTAATAACATCGGGGCAGTTAGATGGTAGACACCAGTGTAATATAAACTCTGATAAAAGTTCACCTTCTGAGCCACACTTCTTGTAGACTACACGATTGTCTTTCATAATAGATGATTCTACATCATAATCATTAAGACCCCAAACATAGTATGTGTTATCAATATTGTTTTTCATGGCGATTGAAATTACTGGGTAATCTGCATCTTCGGGTACTGGGAAACCTTCGTCAGATGCAACCTCGATGTCGAATGAGGTTACATTAATCTTGTTTCGATCCCACTCGATTATGCCAGGAAATTGGTCATTGATAAATGCAGGTATATATCGGTCATTGCCGAATATCAACCTACCAGCAGTATTTTTGTTTTCGTTTATCCAGTCTTTGGCATCACGCATAGATTCCATTTGAATAGGAGCAACAGGCACTCCGTCTAGTGATTTCCAAGATGTTTGTTTTGGGGTATTTACAAATAAAGTGGGTTTATATTTGATTTTTTCTTGTTTCTTTTGGCCGTTTTCATAGCCACGATAGAGCAACATATTGCCGTACCGAGTTACGTTTGTGTAGAATTTCATAACGAATTGTTCACCTGTTTGATAATATGTATATTATAACATATATTATAGCAAAAGTAAAGGGATTTCTTGTACGTACCGTGTACATATTGCATTTATATGTACGAAAAAGTGTAGTTTGTCGACACTTATATGTACGAAAAAGTGTAAAGATTGGGGGAGTTTTTACGTCCCCCGCATGATTATGTCAAGTTGGTCTTAAAACGCTGTTTGCAAGACAATTAACATTGGTGCTAGTCCTAAGATAGCTCCAGTGACAACAGTCAAAGTTAAAACAGTTTTTAAGGCCTCGGCAACGTCATCATATTTTTCCACAAAGTGAATGATATGTTTCATGTTGTTCTCCAGTAAATTGATTAATTACAATCCACTGAGTTTCGCTGCTCGCCAGTTTACCCTTTCAGGTATTCTTTCTTCTTTGATGCCCCAGCAGACCCTATTTCGATCTTCCTAGGACGCCTCTCTTCTGGAACTTCTACTCTGGCATTCACCACAAGTATTCCGTTCACAAGATCGGCACCGTCTATTACGACAAATTCAGAGAGTCGGAAGGACTTCTCAAATTTGCGGGACGAGATACCTTTATGTGCATATTCACGTTCATCTTTATCAGAGTGTTCCGCCTTTACTAACAGAATACCATCTTTCACTTCCACTTGGATATCCTCTTCCGAGAAACCCGCTACTGCAAGTTCAATGATAAAATTTTCATCATCGACCTTCACAACATTGTGGGGTGGATAGTTATCTTGAGCTCTTCCAGCAGAGTGGATTCTCTCAAGTTCATTTAGTATGGGTTCAAACCCGATGAATAAAGAACGCGGCACGTTCATAGTACTTCTTACCATAGCTTCCTCCTATATTTTTAGCAAGGTTAAAAATGTGGTCCCGATAATTCGGCAACCACATTTATTTATACAACTTTCGTTGTTAGTTTAAGCATTTATTACAAACTTTATTTAGTCTGCCACATTTCATAAATCTATGAAATTTTTTCCATGCTTTTTTAAGTTTTTTCTCCATTACTGTTTCCTATATTGTATTTCGGACACAGTTCCCATTGCGCTTTCTCTTTGTATGGAATGACCTTTATTTGGCGCAATGGAGCCAAATTCTTTGCTGTAGCAGGATTGATTATGGTTACTAAACCCCAATCTGCTAGCAAAGTAGCAATTGTGTTCCTACGTTCTAGGTCATTCTCTATTAGGTTAGATGGTTTCCCATCCAACAAAAATAGTTCTTTAAAATGTACAATAAAATATCTGCCTTGTTTATGGAGTATATGACAAGACTGATATAGTTTTTGATCTTTGCGTGATGCCACTCCGATACGTGTTAATGTCTCGCGTATCTTTAGAAAGTCATCCGGTTCGTTAAGGGTGATTTCCAGCATATCAGCTGGTACCCAATTTTTGATTTCAATATTTTCGTTTTCCACCTTTATAAATCCTTTGTTTCAATGTTTCAATATGTTCATCATTAAATAATGGTAAGACGGACTTAGCTTTTTCATTACTATATCCATAATATTCTTTAATGAGCTCTAGGTTATCAACCTCCTGTGGTTTTAGCCACTTGGAGAACCTCTTTTTCTTCTTAATTATATTTATAAGAAAATGATATTGAAGCTTATTATCTATGTGGTGGTTAACATTCATCTCGTTGGCATATAGAACAGTATCATTAAAGTATGATAATGCCCTATTAACCATAAACGATGGATAGGCTTTCTCCGAAATATCGTCGTGCATAATATCTTTCTTAGTGATATTAATACTGTTTACATACTCGAAGGGGTTCATTTAAACTTAACTCCAGCCATAATTTCCGTGCAGCATGCCACGATATTCAATTCGTGATCTGCAACGAAGGCATTCTTGTACTGATAATCTGCAAGAATAAGAACTAGCTGAGGAATAGATTGTGGTTCTACATACTCACCCATATTATCATATATCTTACGGAATACAGCCGCTGGTTCAGTGTCAATGTTATCAGCTACCCACTGACGCATCTTTTTAAAATCTTTGCGCTGTAAGGATTGCATTAGTTCGTTAACAGATACATCCGATAAGGTAACCAATATACCTGTATCAATAGTACCAGAAACCGAATATCGTTGTAACTCATTTAACACCCTGCGCCAATCTGGCATGTGTTTCATAATTAGTTCTGCAATTACAGGAACCTCATATGTTACACCTTCGGTATCCAGAATGAATTGGATTCTTTTTAGCATTTCGCCACATAGAGCTCCAGAGTCTTTCTTGGACATATTAAATTCGACTACAGAACATCTACTATGTAGTGGTTCAATAATACGGTTCTTAAAGTTACACGTTAATATAAACCTACAGTTAGCACTAAATTCTTCTATGAATCCACGTAAAGCGGGTTGGGTTGATTGTGGATTAAGATAGTCAGCCTCATCAAGT